GCCACCTGGTTTGCTGTAATCGGAAAATGAAAATAAGCAGACCATAATTCGGCAATACGACTATGCTGACTGTAAGGGTGTCCGTACTGTGAACCCCTTGCGTGTATAAGCTCTGTTGCATCTGCAAATAATTTTTCAGTTGTTGTGGACATCGTTATCGACCATCCTTCTATGCATATCCCAGCCATCTTTACGGCCTCGCCAGTAATGTATAGTTTTGACGTTTTCGATATATGTGCCAATAGCCCAAGTAAGTAATAACCCTACGACTACTCCCCACATAATCAGATACCCAAAGTCTTTTAATTGATCGTATGGTGTCATGCGTTTACCAAAGTTTTTCGTAAATGACATGGACTTGCATAATTAGTCAGCATTAACCAATTACCAGTGCTTTCATCGCTGTGAGTCGCATAATTTTTACCTAATCCAGCTATAAAGCCTTCCGCAATTTTTAGCGATGCATAATCATCAAACCAATATGCATACTGCCAGCTAAATAATGGCTTTGGATCAAACCTAGCTTCCTGACTTTCCCAGTCTTGATTTATCCACTGCATGGAATTTATCCATAACTGCTCAAAATCAGCTGCCTTTATGTCTATCTGTACCTTCATTAGTAGCCCTACTTTCTATGCTCACACTTTGTGGCATAGCAATAGTGTGACACTTGTGTATGACTTTGTGGATGATTTAGAGCCTATATTTGATAACGATTTGATAACGTTATTTGTAGAGTTTGCCCTCAAATATAAAGCTGCCATCTGAATTTATAGGGATGGTTACTACCTGGACTTTACGCTCGTGCACATAGGCTACGGCAAAGCCTTGCTGCCAGTTAGCATAGCCCCTTGTATACGCCATGCCTGAACTGCTAAGGTCAACGAGATTTCCGACTTCATGACCCCATACAGTACGCCCTAATTGGCCTCTAGATGCCTCTGTAAAGGCCGCAGACCCTAATCTATGGGTATGCCCACAGACTACGCTTTTACCAAGCCTTCTAGCCCCATTTAAGGCCGTTTGCCCAGGTACTTGGCTAAGAGGGAAAGAGTCACCATGAACGGCTGTCCAGCCTGGCGCCCAATCGAGCCCATAGGGGTGGAATTTAATCTGGAGTTTGTCATATCCCATAAAACGCTCATACTGCATTTCGGGTAGGTTGAGAAATGATGGGAGTCTTTTTTTAATTGATCGGTAAAGTCTGATTCCATGGTTACTCCCAAGTACATCTGTTACCCCTAAGTAACTTAATACTTCTTGTGTTTGTTTTCTATCGTCATTTATGTTGCCAACCATCTCATCAATAGTGCCAGCATTGAAACCGCCTAGCTGTGGTAAATCAATCTCATCACCGATGCAGATAGTTCTATGAGGCCGCCACTTAGCTAAAAAACGACCTACTGATTTGACACTTGCTTCATTAAAAAAAGGAACTTGCAGATCTGAAACGAACGCAATTTTCTTAATCGTCTTCCTCATAATCGTCTAGGGGATCTCTTATAGGATCTGTGGTATCGACTATCCAGTCTGGATAACTTGTTCGATCCATAGCAAAGGCTAGAGCTGTAGATTCATCCATGCCATTTTTACGGCAAGCTTTGTAAACCTCATTAGCTGCAATAGCCCAATAATCTAACTTAGTTAATACAGGCTCTTTAGTAGTACGGCGCTTACGCACCATCTTCTTCTTAGGTTTACGCTTAGTAGCCATGTTGTTATTATGACTTACTTATGATAATGAATAGTTGATCGACACGCTCTTCTAATCTTGAACTGCGCTGATCGATTCTATTAACGGCATCTGCCAGGCTACTGCCAGAATTAGGTTTAAGTTCAGATAGGTAAGACTTAATAAGAAAGCGAAGACCCACTAACAAACTTGTTGATATGGCGCATACGCCAACGGCGATAGCGACCCAGGATTCTACTGTCATTTTTCATTAGCACCGATGCCATAAGCATTATCGGATTTGTCTAAAGCCCTAGCTGCTGGGCCAGCCAAAGCTGCAACTACTACAGACAGTGCTGGATCTAAACCTAATTCATTACTTGCTAAAAATGTTAAGAAAGATACTAATACTCCACGTGCATAGGATTTTAGTATTGCTTTTTGCTTCTTTGTTATCTTCATATTTTTCCCCCTAGTAGTGGTATATCAAACTCTCTGCCGTCTTTGTCGCCTGCTTTAGTAAAGCTACAATGTACGTGTGATCGGTGTGGGTTTATGCCCCTGTACTTACGCCATTTCCAATTTAGAATCTTTGAACATATTCGCCCGTTATAGATGACGTATGATATGCGTGCATCCGATTTGGCTGCGATTCTGATTTGGTCAGCCAGATAAGGTGCGAGGCTGTCGGATGACTGTAACCTAGCATTAATATCAATTGCTCGGACGACCCCAGACTTGTCTGGATTATGATCCGATTTTCTGGCGGAGTGACGACTATCGCCCAGCCATCCTTCTGGACTGGCAGTACTGCGATCTGGAAACCAGAAATCAATCTGATCTCTTAACTGCACACCAGCTGCACATAGCCACGGCTTCATTTACTAGCTATAAACCTAAAGCACGCAGATCATCGGTAGTTAAACCAAGTGCGGCTAACTTACCTTCGGCTGCTGCTTTGGCTTGCGCCTTTGCTTCGGCTTGTGCTAATTCTGCTTGGTAATTTGCTTGATCTATTTCATAAGCAGCAAACTCATCATCATTCATTTCACGATCAATTACTTCATCTGTTTGAGTATTATGTATTCTTATCATTGGTCTTGACATTATTTCACCCCATAAACTAGAACTGTACCGCTACTAAATGTGCTTGTTGTTAAGGAAATTTCTAAAGAAGTAATTGCGGTTGTAGCATCTAAACCACCCATAGAATAAAATGCAGTTTGATTGTATGCTGTTGTGTGATAAGTTCCGTAGGCAATAAAAGATTTTCTATGTGATGCAGAATAATTATTTATAGTTAAACCATAAACACTATTAGCACTTGTTGATGATGAAGGTGGATAATCATTGGCGTATAATTTAAGATAAGTTCCAGCATAAAGGTTTTGAGTTTGTGCATCTTTAAGATTTTGATTGCTTGCTATATTAGTTGTTCCATTAGGCGCAATTCTTATTCCAGCATCATTGGCTGCTGTTGCTACTTGGTAAATAGCAATAAACAGATTTGTATAAGTTTGGTTAATTGCCGAAATGGTAACACTTGCGCCCGAAAGTGATGTAGTTGATAACAAAGTCATACCACCGCTTGAGGGCGTTGCCCACTCTGGCGCTGTGGCTCCAGAATTGACTTGCAAGACCTGTCCAGCTGTACCAATTCCGAGCCTAGCTGGTGTTGAACCACTTGAAGAATAAATAGTATCGCCAGTAGTAGTCATTGGATTAGTCATGCCTGTAGTATCTAAATTAGCCCAGGCTGATCCAGTGTAATAAGTTGTAACGTTTGTATCTTTAAGGTAAGCAAAGTTACCTTCTTGTGGTAATGTAACGGCTGCATCTCTAGCTGTGGCACTTGCAAACACCCACACGCCTTGCATTAAATAGCCATCTACATCGGCTGCGGTCAATACCTCGCCAACCTGAAAATCCTTAAACCCTAAACCTGCTGCCATTATCTCTCCTTAGTAACTAAGCACATTATAGTCTAAAGTGCCCCATATATTGTTATTCAAAATTAGAGCGTCAATAACTGGCTCTAATGTGGTGAACGTGGTTTTCCAACTATTCGGGGTTATATTCATGGCAACCCCAAAAATCTGTAGAGTCTTAGTAAGTATGCTGCCACCTGGCTGGGTGGTGCTAACTGTAATTGGATCAAAAAAGTCTAGATTTAGAGCTGCTATTACTCCACTGTTGTAGTTAGGCGTGTATAGATCCAAGGTTATATTGTCCACTCGGATAGAAGTTTCTTGCCTACTGGCTACATAAGCTTGTGCGTAATCTAAAGCTACGGCATCTGACTGCATGAGCAGATTGTCTAAAAAGTAACTATGCAAAAAGTATTTATCTATAGATGCTTGGTTTAATGCTACCTGTGGGGATCCACCAGCTCTAGTTATTGTGGCCTTGTTAAATATCAGCACATCGTTTAATATCCATTGAGCATCTGCGTATGGGATACCTGTGCCATCATCATTAAATACTGTAGGTGTGCCACCAATAGATCCAGCTGTGACTGCCCTATCTTGAAATACAAACGATCCGCTTTCATCTACATATAGTGCGCCATACTCTGACTCTGACACAGTAGTCATCGCCTGTAATGCAGTTCTATTTGTGCCAGGATCTGCCTGTAATGTAGTTAAACCTGCATCGACATCACGCATAGTCGCTGGCCAGTCAATTTCGTCTAAAATCTGATTAATACGTGTGCCACTTAAATCGCCAGGGCTTGATCCTGCCACGTTACTTATCTGTGCATTGTAAGCAAGTCTAAAAGCATCTACAGCTTGTATCGTTGTATAGGCTACATCTTCTGCTTCTCTAGGATAGGTAGTAACGTAACTTGTAATAAATCCTGAAAATATAGGATAAGTAACACTGTTATATGTAGCAGTAATCTGCACCTTTTTCATAGGTGTTAAAAATGTAAAATATGGGCTAGATGGATTCTGTGGGTTAAAATCGCCATTTTGATCTACTATGCGTAATGTAAGAGTGCCAGTTTGAAATTGATCTATTAAAGCGTTACGGCCTCGCTTGGTTTCAATTCTGTTTATTTGATTAGATACATCTACAATAATTGATGCACTATCTCCTAATATATTTGTGCCTAATATGCCCTGGTCTAAAATCATAGCCTGGGCGAATGATGGGCCAGTGCTAAAGTTTATGAAAGCATTGACTACAGGTATTGCCATTACAAACCGCCAGCGATGCCATACGATACGCCAGACTTCTGGGCTATCTGTAAACTCTCTGCTATCAATGCTGCGAATCTATCGCCTGTCTGTGCTGTATCTACTCTTATATTTAATTCTGCTACTGATCGCTCTTCGCCACGTCTTGCAAAGCTAGGATCGAATACACTGCCACCCAATGTGCCTGTAATTCCGCCCCCACCACCGCCAGTGCTAATTGTGCCAGCACCAGTTAATGAATCTAAGCCAGGTATATCAAATCCTTTAACGCTCATGCTAGTTAAAAATGCTGCTATTTTGGCGTTCATAAGTTGCACAGATGCTAAAGCCTGATCGTAAGTAGAGGCTAATCTTTTTGCAGCTTCGGCTGCAGCCAATTCTGCTAATGCTTTCTTTGCTAATGCTTCATCGTTTTTCTCAATAGCAATAAGGCCTCTAAGTCTTGCCTTTGT